AGGGGAGATACTTCCCATCCCTGTCGACAAAAACAACCACGCCCCAGACGGCATAAGGTACGCCCTGGAGCCTTACATAAAGCAAAAGAAAACGATATTCGATGTCCTTTAAAAAGATGCCCGAGATCTTATACCCGGAAGAGTATATCCTATGAAGAACGTACACAGGCGAAACGCACCAAGAAAAGCCAAGAACGCTGAACTGGTAGAACGCAAGGACAACGCTACAGGACTACCGGATTATAACCAGTCCGGGGATATTTTCGGCGGCTCAAGCCTTGGCACCTCTGGCCTGTCTATCCCGGCAGAGTTGGCCATAAGCAACGCTTATATGCCGCTCACGCTTAACCGTATCCTGTTAAGCTACTCGTATATGACCCATGGCGTGATCCAGACTGCCATAGATCAGCCAGTAGAGGATGCATTCAGAGGCGGCCTTGACCTTAAATCTGATGAACTCGATGCCGAGGATATGAAACTGCTTCAGGATTACCTCGAACAGTGCGGGGTACTTAAAGCGGTTAAGGACACGATGCGATGGGCAAAGTTATACGGCGGGGCAGGCCTGATCATTAACACAGCCCAGGACCCGGCAACGAAGCTCGATCTTAACCGGATAAACTCTGACCTTCCGCTATCGTTCATAGCAGCCGATCGCTGGGAACTGGTGCTTCAGTACATAGGCGGGGAAGGCGGGGATACGCCATATAACTATTATGGCCAGCCATTACACAGCACCCGCGTCCTTAAAGTCATGGGAAAAGAAGCCCCGAGCTTTGTCCGGAAACGTCTTCAGGGATGGGGCATGTCTGAGCTTGAACGGATGATCAGATCGCTCAACTCTTGGGTAAAGAACGAAGAAGTCATATACGCCCTACTTGATGAGGCTAAAATAGATATTTGGAAGATCAACGGGTTTAATAACCAGCTCCTGTCGCAACTGGCCGCGGGGAAGCTGACCAAACGCCTTGAGATCGCCACGATGTTAAAGAACTTCCAGAACGCCATCGTGATGGATAAAGAGGATGAATATGACCAGAAACAGATATCCTTCTCCGGCCTGCATGAGATCCTGAACCAGAACAGAATAGGTGCTGCTGCGGCGGTCCGGATGCCAATGACCAAGCTATTCGGCCTGTCAGCCGCCGGCTTTAATTCCGGGGAAGATGACATCGAGAACTATAACTCCCTGATTGAATCAGAGGTTCGGGCCAAAGCCAAAGAGATCCTGCAGAGCGTTCTGCCTTTATGTTGCCTGCAACTGTTCGGGTTTATGCCCAGCTTAGAGATAGGGTTCCACCCGCTGAGGGTGCTGTCGGCAGAGCAGGAAGAACAGATCAAGACCAGCAAGCAGAACAGGTTTGTCCAGCTCAAGAACATGGACATGCTGACCCCGATCGAGTTTATGGACGCTTTAAAGCAAGAAAAGCTGTTCACCATGGAAACTGAGGTCGGCCAGGGGTTAAGAGAGCCTGAACCGCCGATTCAAGAGCCGATGGACTCCCCGGGATTTAAAGGGACAGCCGCTGGCACCGAATCAGGCGAGCCGGCGAAGAAAGAGAAAGCACCGCCAGAGATCAAGAACGCAGAACCCAGGTTTAACTGGAAGAACCGTAGGGATAAAAAGAATTAACAGGTTATCCACAGCATATGAGAGAGAGAAAGCTCGAGCCGATAAAGGACAAGATAGGATACGCCGATCAGATCGCAAACCTGATCGCTGAACACTTTTATTCACTGATTTATGCACCGCTCCTTGAAATGTTGAAGCCGGGTGAGGGACATAAGCTCAACGCCAGGTACGCTGGCCTGATCGCCGCAGTTAACCAGGACAGGATACATTACCAGGACGGTTATTTCACCGGGGCCTTTAATGCCTCGATTTCGCGGGAACTTAGATCACTGGGGGCCACCTGGGATAAGACACGCAAGGCGTTTAAGCTGTTCCTGGAAGGACTGCCTATGGAACTCAAGCAGGCGGTGTCCGCATCCGGCGTAAGGGCCGATTTTATCAAGGCAAAGGCCCAGGATGCCCTGGATAAGCTGGAAAAGGATATCCAGGCAAACCCGGCCAGTTTAAAGCTGGGTGAGGCGATAACCCCGGTAATTGACGATTTAAACAGGCAGTTCGCAAGAACAACCACCAAGCAACTGGAAATACCCCTGGATTTGGCACCAGGCGACCGTGCAAGGCTGATTGAGGAGTATACCGCCTCAGCTACCCCCCCGATCAAGGAATGGCAGATTGAGGCTATCCACAGGCTCCGGGACCAGGTGGACAAGAACGTGCAAGAAGGGTTCCGCGCTGAGAAACTGGCCAGACAGATTGAAGCGGAAGTCGGGGTAAGCCGCCGGAAAGCTAAATTCATAGCCCGGCAGGAAACAAGCCTCATGGTAAGCAAATACCGCCAGGTGCGGTATGAGGCAGCGGGCGTAAGCAAGTACGAATGGAGCACAAGCCAAGATCGCCGAGTCCGGGAAGATCATAAGAAACTGGATGGGCGTATATTCAGCTGGGACAGCCCGCCGATCGTGGATTCGGCAACTGGGCGTAGGGCACACCCAGGCGAAGATTTTGGATGCAGGTGCTTAGCCCTGCCGATCATAACGGAGGCGTAAATGTTCAATACCAAAGAGAACCTGAACAGAGGGAAAGAGAAGTATGGCGGGAATGTTAAAAATAACGCCATCCCTTCAGATATAGCTAAAGATTTGAGCGAATCACAAAAAGAAAAAGCATGGATTGTTAAAATCGGTAGCCTTTATGGTATCAGATTCGATACCGATGTTAAGCCTGGTGATATAAAAAAAATCGATGGGGATAAGATAGAATTTATAAAAAAAGTTAAGGAGTAACCCATGCCATTAATCGAGTCCGAAACAGACGAAGCCGTAGGAAAGAATATCGAAACCTTGGAGAAAGAGGGTAAGCCGCATGACCAGGCCGTGGCCATTGCCTTGGATATCCAGCGGAAAGCGAAGAAGAATAAGAAGTCAAATGCTTCCGATTGGCCATCAATGTATACTTGCCGACTGATAGAACCGGGGTTAGTAGATTATACTGATCTCGGTGCTGGAATACAGCTTCTTAAAAAAGAAGCGATTGATAAATTCGTCAATTCGTTTATCGGGAAACCGGTAATAGTTTTACATCAGGATGTCAATCCCGAGAATATGGCACGCAAGGCCCAGGGATACATTACGGCAGTAAAATATAATTCTGCTGACGGACGGTATTATGCGGACTTCTTGATAATCAATGACCGGGCTAAAGAATTAATAGTCAATGGATATTCAACCTCAACTTGTTATACCGCCACAAGTCTTAAAGAAGGCGGGGAATGGCACGGTTTAAAATATAATTCGGAAATACTCGACGGAGTTCCCGAACATTTGGCTTTAGTGCCAAACCCGCGTTATGAGTTGAGCGGAGTACCACAGTTAATTATTAACTCGAAACCGGCGAATATGATAAAGGAGGATTCGATGGTCATAGCGAGCGTAAAGATTAATAAGTTCGAAACCGAAACCGAAGGAATAGTATACCGCGGATTTGCTTATTACAAAGGCGAACAGGTTACAGAAACATTAAAGAACCATCCTACTCCTAAAGCGGCAAGAGAGGAATTATCCGCTTTCCTTAAAGCCACTTATCCCTTGCTAAAAGATGAAGATATTATCGAAGAGGGCGATCGGATATTTAACGCTATCGATAAATCCGATCCCAAAATGAAGGCCGAGTTCGAGAAAGAAAAGAAAGAACATCCGGAATTTTCTGATGAGGATGTCTGGAAAATAGTGGCAGATCATAATAAAGAGAAAAAACCAAACGACAAACCGAAAGGAGAAGGAGGGATGGAAAAAGGATTTTTGAGGAAGGTATGGAATGCCATAACAGGCAAGCTGGACAATGAGGCAAAGCCCGAGGAAACAGACCTCGCAAAACTGATGATCAACGTTGACGGCGCGGACGTTTCGGCAGCTGACCTGATCAAGATGAAGCGCGAGGAAGAAGAGGCTGAGAAAGAAGCAGCAAAGTCCAAGATCAATATGGACGACGAGATAGGCGATGATAAGGGAAAGTATAAGATCGCCGACCTCGTGGCGTGTTACGGCAGGAAGAAAACGGCCAACGCCGCTGAGGAAACTCCTGAGCAGAAGAAAGCCCGGGAAGAGAAAGAAGCTAAGGAAAAGCAGGAAAAGGCTAATTCCGAGGCCGCGGATAAAGAGAAACTGGAAAAGGAAGAGGCTGAAAAGAAAGCCAACGCCGAGAAAGAAGCCAAAGAAAAAGAAGAGGCTGAGAAAAAGGCAAAGGAAGAAGCAGAGAAAAAAGAGAACGAGAAAAGACTCGAGAACGAAAAGAAGGCTAAAAACCTGGAATACTTCAAGAAGATGAACTCGGCCCATGAAACAGGGGAAGGCCTCTTACAAGTTCTCGTTAATTCCATAGCGTCCCGCGTGGCCCGGGGACAGAGCAAATACGGGTCTACACCGAAAAAGCAGTAATTATAAACCAACCTAAAAGGAGGAAACACAAATGGCTCAGGTACAGAATATGAATCAGCTTGCAATGACCGCGCTGAAAGGTTCATTGGATATGAACTTTTCTCCGTTTACGATTTCTTGCCAGATCGACCCGGCTTCAGTGGCGACACTGTACCCCGGCGATGCGGTCAAGCTCGTAGACGTGGCCGGTAACACCATCATCGTGGACAGGGCCGCGGTGACCGATATTCCTTTCGGCTTTGTTATCGCTAACCCGAAAAAGTCCAGCTTCACCGACAATGATGCTTTAAGCATCGCTCTTGCCGGGTCTGTGATTTACCTGGAAAGCTCTGCGGCGATAGCCCGTGGTGCTTCCTTGGAGTATGTCGTGACCGGAACACTGGTCAAGACCAACGCCGGCGTTAACCCGATCTGCGCCATCGCCCTCGATAAAGCCACCGCAGCGAACCAACTGATCCGGTGCTTATTGAGAAACACGATCGAGGTCGTGACCACCCAGGTGGGCGGTTCGATCAACGATGCCCCGATCGGTGCGGCGACTCCTTCGACCGGTGCGTTCACCACCCTGGTCGCTTCAACCAGCTTCGCTTTATCCAGAACGCTGGCCGCGAATCCGGGTGCTTCAGTTATCCCGCACAACGTAACCATCATACATTCAGCTGGGGCCGGGGACTGCGATGATCTCGTAAGCTCCTACGTCAAAGCCGATGTTCAGGGCGCGGGCGATTCCGGGCTTACCGCCGTAGCCAGTGCTTCCCGCTGCTATGTCGGCGTAGACGGAAGCAATGCCGTGGCGGCACAGGCGTACGGAACCCAGGCGTGGGCAAAGCATGACGGAACCGGGGCGATCACAGCTATGTCCGGCGTGTCTGCTTTAGTCGATGTTAATACCGGTAACTTCACAGCTTCAACCGTGAACGCTATCCACGCTCATATCGAAGGCGCGGCGACCGTCACAGGCCAGTTTGATGGCGTGATGATCGAGGTTTATCCTGATGTTACCTGCCTCGACTCCGGTCTGGCCATTGTGGTCGACTCGGGTGCCGTGGTAGATGCGGCAATCAGAATCAGCGGTGCTCCGGTTTGCGATGTCAAACTGAGCGGTACCGTGAATATTTACTCGGGCGTGGCCGTAACCAGGGCTGCCGCCAGAGCCGCAGCGGGTGCGGGAGTTCCGATCGGTTCGATCTTCGTAGGACAGTCGGCTGTTGCCACCACCAAGCCGAATATGTATATCAAGATCGCCAATGACGGAGCGGATACTGACTGGGAAAGAATCGTCACCCAGGCAGCGGACTAAGCGAAGCAGAATATAATCGAGCCCTCCGGGGCCTAAAAGCCCCGGGGGTTTTATAAAACCAAAACATCAACCGAAGGAGAAAGAAAAAATGGACTTCAGGGAATTAAGGCAGAACCTCGAAAAGAAGTATAACGGGAAGGATATCGGCGGGCTTCGTTTGCGGAACGCTAACGGGGATATCGATTCCACGACGCTGGGATACCAGATCGCCATCGATTACCTAACGTTCATCAAAAAGCAGGTAACCGAGCAGAAATTCTATACCGTGGCACCCGCGGACTTCGTTCCGATCGCCGTTGGCGACGGTTCGTTCTCCCAGAGCATCATCACCAACCTGGCCGTTAATACCTCGGGCGATTTCGAGTCCGGGATAATCAACCAGGGCGAAGGTAACTCCCGCCTGGCTGAAGCCGGAGCCGGAATATCGTCAAAATCGGTTATCGTGAAGAACTGGGCGAAAGCCGTCACGTATACCATCTTCGAAGTCGAACAGGCGCTGAGAGCCAGCAACTGGGACTACATCGAAGCCCTGCACTCAGCCCGCAAGAAGAATTGGGACCTGGGTATGCAGAAGATCGCGTTCCTGGGCTCCAAAGTGGATGAAGAGGTCAAAGGTCTGCTGACCAGCAGTGCCCTGACCATTAACACCTCACTGATCAGCAAGTCGATCAGCACAATGAGCACCGCCGAGTTTGCGACATTCGTCGGCGCGTTGATCCAGGCGTACCAGGCGAACTGTGCGTACACAGCAATGCCTGACCTGTTCATCATCCCGCAGGCTGACTTTAATGGACTTGCTACCCCGTTGAATACTCTGTACCCGACCGTCAGCAAGCTCGAATACCTGAAGAAAGCGTTCTCCGAGATCGTACCCGGCGGCGTGGAAATCAAGGGTTTGGCTTACTGCACCCCGGCCAATTCCGATGGCCACCTTTCGACTGAAAGGTATGTCCTGACCCGCAGAGATCCGACTTCTGTGAGAATGGACGTCCCGGTGGACTTCACGATCACCCAGCCGAACACCGTCAACAACTTCCAGTTCCAGGATGCCGCCTATGGCCAGTTCACGGGCGTTGAGTTCTACAGGAACCTGGAAACGTTATATATCGACCTGACCTAATAATAGGCAGGGTAAAAAGTAGGAGGAGAGAATGGAAGTATACAACAGAAGTGGGAGAGTATTCGATGTTGATCCAAGGCTTGCTCCCGAGGGAAAAATCAAGCCGGGTGTGGTCACGAAGGTGGAAGATACGTTGGCTGAGAAACTCCTGAAACGTTACCCGAACGAGCTGGTAGCGTTCAAAGGCGAACGTGATGTTGCCGCCGCGGAAAAGAAAGTAGCAACGTTGGATAAAAAGATACGAGAGCTGACCGCACAGAACGAAAAACTCTTAGCGGAGAATAAACAGCTCAAAAAACAGATCGAAAAGAAAGGCTAAAAATGGCTTGGACGACCCCGACAATCGCAGACTTTAAGGCACAGTTTAACCGGGACTTCCCGTATGCCCCAGCTGACGATCCGGATAATCTCGACCTTGTCATCGATAGCGATATAACGAAAGCGATTAATCAGGCGTTGCTGAACTTCAATGACGGGTTATTCCCGGATGTTGCTTCAGCGACGCTTGCTTTCTTATATCTCGCCGCTTTTTATCTGGTAACAAACTTGCAGAACTCGGCCCAGGGGATAGGTGCCCAGGCCAAGTTCCCGATCAACTCAAAGTCCGTCGGAGGGGTTTCGGTATCATACAGCATCCCGGACAAGTACCTCAAGGACCCGGTGTTCTCAATATATGCCACCAATGGATACGGAATAATGTATTTATCGATGGTCATCCCGTGCCTTGTGGGAAACGTGGGTTTGATCGCAGGATACACTACGGTAGAATAATGACCAAGATCAATAAGGCCCCAGGAGGGCAGATAGTCAAGCTGGATATTGAAAAGCTGACAGCAATCCAGAAAGCTATTGGAGCAAAGATGGTGGCCCAGGTGGGCATCTTGGGAGTAAAGTCGAACAGGCTTGAAACAGGTAAGGTATCAAAAGAAGGCGGGCATAAAAAGACAAAAGAGGCATCGGACATGACCAATGCGGATATCGGGCTGGTTCATGAAAAGGGAGTAAAGAGCCAGAACATCCCGCGCCGATCGTTCATAGAAGTCCCGCTTAGAACTAAAGATCTTGATTTAAATAAGGTAAAGGCTTCCCTATGGCAGGCGTTCACCACGGGAAAGTCAACTATAAAGGAAGCCTATACCAAGCTCGGAATAGCAGCCGAGAATATTATCCAGGGGGCATTCAAAACAGGTGGATACGGTCAATGGGCACCGCTGGATGAGAAAACAATTAAAAGAAAAAAGTCTGCCAGCATTTTAATTGATACCGCACAGTTAAGAAAAAGCATAACATCGAGGGTAGCAAGTAAATGATAACCAACGCCAAAGACAAAACGCTGGCACAAAGCCAAGACCTCCCGAATATGTCCGAGGTCGTGTCGTCATTTACCCAGCC